TCCTCCTCTTCCTTCGCGGCCTCCAAGGCAGCGGCAACACGCTGCTCTTCGGCAATGCGCTTGGCACGGATTTCTGCCCATGTCGTCATGCGTAAGACTCCCAGAACCACATGTGGCTGCCATCCGTGGTCCCCGGGTCTAGCACACAGCCGTTGATGGTCACGGTATACCCGGACGTCCCGGCCGGGATGAGGGGCCACGTGGTGGACTGTTGGAACGTAAGCCAGCTCCGGCGTAGGGACTCAATGCCGCCTTCCTCCACCGTGATGATCTTGTCCCGCTTCACCCGGATGATGCGGTTCCCGGTCGAGGCAGGAATTGTAATTGTGAAACTGGACCCTGCGGTTGCCACGCTGATCGCACCAGCCTGCGGCCCGACGGCGAACAGCATGTTGAGTGGAGCATTGTACGTCCCACGGTTCAGGAAGTCCCCAGTGATTGTCTGGAACTTGGCGAACGACACAGACGAGTAGTCGGTCGCAATGTTCACTGGGGCACCACCAGTCCCGGCTGTAAGGGAAACCTTGAAGGCGCCAGTGGTCAAGCCAGCCGATGGAACGTAATAGGACGTGTTCAGGGCCAGCCCAGTCCCTCCCGTCAAGGCCGTCAGGTAGACGCGATCCCCAGCGACCAGCCCGTGGGTTACCTTGTTGACGAGGTCCGTAGACGCCGTCGCAGTGGCCCCCGACGTGATGACGGTATCGGTGAAGTAGAAGTTCTGAGGTGTCTGGCCCTCGAAGAGGGGGTCGCGCATCACCATGAGGGAGGACCAAGAGATGGCAAGCGCGTCACCATCAGTGCCTCCGTGCTGGTCACGGTTGATGGGAGCCCGGAAGCTCTTGGGCATGACGAGGGCTCGCATTGCAATTGCCCCGGCGTACAGCAGGTTGTTGGTCGGGACCGCGAAGTACATCGGAAGGTAGCCCTTGTCGCCGGGGATTTCCCGGGAGGCCAGCGTGGGGCTCAGGGCTGCGCGGAGCTGCCACAGATTGTCATAGCAGAGCGCCCGCGTCTTTCCGTACACAGTCCCGTTGATGCGGATGCGTCGGCCACCAAGGAACGGGGTGCCGACATCCAAGCCGTCAGCCTCGGCTCGCTTCTCTGAGAACTGGACGACATCCACATCATCCGGATCGAAGTCATCAACCACGCTCCCCGTGATCCCCTTGCCGAGTCCGTCGCTGGCATCGAACGCGATGGCAGCGTCGTTCAGCTTGACGTTCCGGTAGATGATGTCTCGGGTAGTGTCCATAGCTCCCCTACATGATAGACGAACGACCCTCCTGCCGCAATCAGGAGGGTCGTTCGCTTGCTATACGAGGCTCACGCCCCAGCCCTTAGAGCTGGCTCGTGTGCTCGATCCGGCGGTACCGCGCCGGGGTGACGTTGGTGGCGTTCGTGCCCTCACCCATGATGACGGCCCCGAACATGCCCTTCCAGCCGACCTGCGTGAGCTGATGCAGCGGGTCAGTCGTCCCACCGGGCTCCGTGAAGTACGTCTGGATGCTTCCCCAGTCGCCGAAGGCGTATGCCTCGGGGCCGAAGATGACGGCGTTGAGCACATCGTTGACGACGTTCATCGTCAGGACAGTAGTGTCCGACGTGATGTCGATGGGCGCACCGTTCAGCGTCGCGCTGAGCTTGAACACGAGGTTCGAGGTCGGCTGGACGATGTAGTAGGTGCTGGCCGCCGTCAGGCCAGCGCCACCAGTGATGGTGGCAATCTTGACGCGGTTGCCCGCGACAAGGGTGGTCGGCGCCGTGATGGTGACGTTGTCGGTCGCAGCGATGGCCGCAGCGCCGACGTTGGTGACGAGCGGCCCAAGGACCGCCGCGTAGGAGACGGCTGCGGGGGACTCGATGAACCGGACGCCTGCGTAGCGCCCGACCTCGCCCGAGAAGAGCGCGGCAGACCCGGCGTAACGCTGGGCGTCGATCCAGCCACCGACAGCGGTGTCGCTTTCGAGGTCGAAGGTCGAACCCGGGTGCACGATGGCGCGATAGGTGCCGTCGGAGAACGTCGGCACCGCAGCCGCCTTCAGGCGAGCGACGGTCAGCTTCACGAGCGCGCCCGTGAGAGCCGAGTTGCTGGGGATGGTGGCCCGCGAAGAGGCTCCACCACCATACGTGACCTGCGCACCTGCGCTCAGCACCTCGGCCACACGCTTGTCAGCGGTGGCGATGGCATTGCGCGCGATGCGGTCAGCCGCGATGGACAGGAGATCGAATGGCGACTCCATCAGGCCAAGGTCCGTCAGCTTGATGACGCGGCCAGCCTGATCGGCGCTGAACTCCTCGTAGCCGATGGACAGGTCTTCAGTCGTGGGAGCCACACCCTCCTTCAGCCACGGGGCTGTAGGACCGGAGTGGTCCGGCGTACCGGCCACGACCGACATGTCGGGGACGTTGATGAACCGCATGGTGTTGTTCGTCCCCTTGACGAACGACGCCTCACGGAAGTTGCCGGGGAGCAGATGGGGCAGCGGTGCCCGCAGAAGCTCTTCCAGTCGCTTGTTGACCAGAGCTACAACCGTTTGGCTGTAGTTCGTAGTCGCAGTGCTGATGACAGTACCCATGGTGGGCTAGTTCCTTCTCCGGGGTCCTCCCGGGACTAGAGCCACGGTGGAGTCATGGCCCTCAGCCGAGTGGCGATGTCTTCCGACGTCTCCTCCTTGGGCTTGTGGGTCGCGTCTCCCGTGGCGGCTCGATTGCTTTCGTTCGGGTTCTGCGGCGAAGGCTGGAAGCCTCCGTCGGTTTCCGAGAGCAGGGCCTCGAACTTTGCGAGACGGACTTCGTCCGTGACCTCGGGCAGTTCCTTCCGTGCGCTCGGGTACAGTGCATCGAGAATGCGGGCCTGTGCCTTTGCCTCGGCCTCATCGGCGCGACGCTCGGCGAGTACCAGCCTCTCCTGAAGTTTGGCGTTGTCAGCAAGCTCCTTGTCGGATGCGCTGCGGTTCACGGACTCGTACTCTTCGAGACGAGTGCGAAGCGCTTTCGCTTCCTTCTCTGCCTGCTGGCGAGCTGCCTCTGCTCCTGCCTGCCGCTTCCTCGCGAGGGCAATCGGGTCCACCGTCGGGGTGCCCGTCTGGTCGGGGGACGTTTCCGTGCCCGTCGCTTCCGGGGAGCCCTCTAGGGCCGTACCGTCGTTCGTGTTGCTCATGCGGAGATAACCGTACACCTTTCTCCCAAGCATTGCAATGCTCGGTCTCTATTCCTCTTCGGCGTCCTTGCCTTCGAGGAGGATGGATGACAACCGGCTCAGGTCATCCGCAAGGATGGGAGCCAGCGCCGACGCCTTGGTAGGGCCGGTGATCTGCTGTTCGGACCGGGCGCCGGGCACAGCCGGAGCGGCTGCCCCACCGGCCAATTGCTGAAGCCCCTTCGAGAACTGTGACTCTTCGTTGGGCTTTGCGTTCAGGTACTCGATGGCGCCGGGCAGTTCGTTCATGCTCTCAACGACCTGAGACACCCAGCGCTGCGGGCTGATGGTCCCCAACTCGCCTCTCCAGATTGCTCCAATGTCCTTGCCTTCGAGGATGCCGCTCATCATGGGGCTCATACGAGCCTGATGGTCAGACCACGGCAGACCCGGCGTCAGGTAGTCCAGCAGGAACGCACCAGCCGAACGGTCAACGGAACCCATCAGGTTCTCCAGCTCTGGGTCGTACTCCCGCTGAATTGCAATGCTACGCTGAACATTCGCGATGGTGTAGGTGGCAGAATACGGGTTCTTCGCAAGGAGCTTCACCGTCTCCGGCAGCACCTTGCCCCACATGTAGCTCGCCGGGTAAAGCCCGAAGAGCGGATGGTTCAGGGAGCGTTCGATGACAGACCGCTTGGTCTGCATCTCGGCCAGTCGGAAGATGTCCTGCTGCGCGTCCTCGATCTTGGCCTTCAGCAGCGAGGTGACGAGCGCATGGGAGCGGTTGAACGGAGACGCTTGGCTGGTCGGGATCGCATTGACAAGGTCGCGAAGCTGGGTCCGCGTCAGGCCCTCGGCAGGCGTGCCCTTCAGCGTGGCCTGCGTGATCTTGGCGATCTGCTGGATAGCGGCCTCAACGTCGGCGTTGGCATGCGGCCCCTTGGCAACACGATCCTCCAGCATCTTGATGATGCCTTCGGAGAAGAACTCATCAGCGTCAGCCGACCCGGTTCCAAGCGGCATTACGTCCTCGGGGAGGAGGGTGAGTTCACCGGCATCGAGGCCCTGCTTGACGGCCGCCTTCTCCTTGGTGGCCAGCTCCAGCATTGCAATCCCATTGGGGTCCCAAGCCTGAGCGTTCACGAACGGAGCGGTCAGCTTGACCGCCCTCTCCGCGTCATCAAGGTTGCCGCCAATCAGCCCGCCGTCGAGCTTCTGGAGGAGCTGGTAGACCTGCTCCGGGGTGGATGCGCCGGAGGCCAGAGGGCCTGCCGCATTGACGATGACCTCATCAGCCTTGTCCCCGAACGCCTTCTTGTACAGGGGCATGAAGTAGTCGATGACCTCGCTCTCACCGACCTCTCCGCGCGCTGCCTTGCCTGCGAGGACGATACGGTCCCGGTAGGTGGTGGCGCGAGCGCGGTTGGTGAGGATGGAGACGCGGCCATCGTTCATCGCGTCGCCCTTGGACCCGAAGCCCTGAGCGGCATCGACCTTACCGAAGCCGTTCTTCATCACGGAGTCCTTGGCCGTTGTGACATGGAACATGCCATCGCGCGGGGCAGTGGACGTGGTCCCACTGGCCGCAATGTGCGGATTGGTGGTGAAGCCAGCGGGGACATCAGCGTTCCCGACGGGCTTGCCCGACGTCTTGGCCCAGTCGTCCATCAGCACCTTCTGCGCAGACGGGTCCAGATGGGAGCGGTAGAACGCGCCCCAGTCCCCGGGGGCACCGTTGGCCGGGCCACCCTTCAGGAAGGAGACCAGACGACCCATGGCCGTGTCCAGCGACTCAGGCCCGATGTTGGTCGCCATGACGCCGGACAGGTACTCCCACGGGTCCATGCCACGCGATTGAGCCTCACGCGCGATCACGCCCTGCGCTTCCTTGGCGTAGTGGGCAGAGATGTCCAGACCGCCCTGATCCACCCCCAGAGACAGACGATGCCAGAAGTCATCCCACGTCTCGGAGAAGTACGCGGTGGCTCTCTTGACGTAGTCCGGATGGGCGCCAAGTTGCGTGCGAAGCTGCTCTTCCAGCCACGGAATGTCGTGCTCGCCCTTGACGAGGATGAACTCGCCATTGATCTTCTCGATGTGGCCGACGACATCCCGACGAAGTTCTATGGCATTGGAATACCCCAACTCGTCTGCAAGGTCATCCGGGTGGATCGGACCAATTGCGCCGATGTCGTTAGGCATGGCACGCTCACCTTCTCGGATGAGCTTCGTCATGTCGATGGTCCCGTCGGCTCGGATTTGGTGACGACGCCACGCATTGAGCTGGTCCTGAATGTAGCGAAGCCCGACCTCATTGTCATTCAGCACGCGACCCGCGATGTTGGAGTAGACCCGTCTCCAGTCCTCAAACGAGTTGGTCAGAACCTCTCCGGCCTGAAGCATCTCGGCCGCCATCTTCGGATCGTTGGCAGCAGCGACGGCGAGGTTGTCCAACGCTCCCTTGACAATGTCACCCAACCGAGCATGCAGCATGTTCGTCATGTTGTTGGCAATGATCGTGTCTGGGGCATCCAGAACCTGCTGTAGTTTGCTGTCCTTCAGCCCAAGCTGCTGCATCGCGGTCTTGATGCCAGCGGTGAAGTTCGACCGGGTGGCGTACTCGGGCATGTCCATGCTGAAGTCACGCGCCATTCCGGAGCGAGCAAGATTGTCGGTAATGATCCTCAGTTGAGCATTCCCTTCACTCAACAGCCCCTTGCCAACCGGAGTGACACCGTACAGGATCGAGTAGTACGGGGCGTCAGTGATGCGCTGGATGATGAACATGGGGTTGAAGTAGTACCGCAATCTGTTGTACATGGTCACGGTCATCTGTCCCGATGCGTTGACCGGGTCCATGCCAGACCTGCGGATCGTGTTGCGCATCCTCTGGCTCAGCTTCGACGTCACGCCCATGATCCGTAGATCACCTTCAGACGCTTGAAGCAGATGGTCCATCACGGTGTGAACATTCAACGCTGTCCCATCCTTCAGGACAAGGTTGCGAGGGATGAGGTCGCTTACCGCCTGCCACACATTGGCCGGACTCAGCCCGCGAAGAGTCGTTCGATCAAGCTGCGCAACTTCGCGAGCCTTCGTGAAGATTTCGTTCGAGATGTTCGTCGGAATGCCAGCGTCAAACGCGATGCGTTCGTACCGCTGCTCCATGTTCATTACCAGACGACGGCCAGTGACGATGTCGCGCTGCGTGTTGATGAAAGCCTCAATCGACTCGACGGGCTTGTTCAGACGCTCGGCCTTGCTCTTCCCCACGATCTGCCCCAGCACGTTGCGCGTCGTGTCGCTGAACGGCTGGCGCCCGGGGACAGCATCCACGTTGTGGCTGATGGTGGGGTCGCGGTCAATGACCCAACGGCCATCAACGACAGAGCGCTCCGTGCCCCACGCAACTTCCTCGTCAGGGCGGAACCCAACATTCCAGAGACGCTTGGGTCCGACCGGGGCCGTAGACGGCATGCGCGGTCTAGTGGGCGGGACCGGAGGGGCGGGAGGGGCAACCTCCAGAGAGAGGGGCTTTGCCGGGGCGGGCATGCCAAACGGCAGGGGCTCGACTGGCTTGATCGAAGCCCTTGCCACAGGGGGCTTGCCGATATTCCACTTGCCATTGGCCCAATGGATGTCCTTGCTCTTGGGCACAGACGAGAGCTTCTTGGCCTTGTTGGTGGCCTTGTCGATGCCAGAGGCAATGAGCCAGTCCCCCGTGGCCGGGTCTTCGCCGTAGATGTGGTAGATGGTCCCGTCATTCAGGGAGAACTGGTCACCCAGCTCGGGGGCCGACTTCGTGGGCGGTAGCGGAGCCTTCGGCTTCGGCGGCAGGTCGGGCGGGGGAACGGGGGCTTTCTCCTTGGTCATCTTGGATAGACCTGCCTCTTCGTCCATCCACCCAGCAGCAAAGTGTGTCCCGTCGCGATGGACAGCTTTGTACTCAGGATGCGCCGACTCGTATCGAGCCTCTGCGGCGTCAAGATCGTTGGTGGTTGTCCGCTGCGATGCGCGCCACCCTGAGTCATATGCAGACTTCGCTTCGGGAGTCTCGGGCACCGTCCTGCCGCCCAGCCTAGCGACATCCTCGTCGTAGACCTTCATCAGCTCGTCGCGGTGGGCAGACGCGGCGTCCCATTCGGCCATCTTCGCCCGATGGGCGTCCATGGCGTGCTCGTGCTCAACGAGCGGCTTCATCTCGGCCTGATACGCGTCTTCGCGTGCCTTCATCTCGGCTTCGTACGTGGCCACATCAGAGTCATGCTGCGCCTTGGCCTCTTCCCAGACCTTCAGGTCTTCGGTGTACTTGGCCTCGGCGGCGGCGAACTCCTCCGACGTCTTCGGCGGCATCTCGACGGTGATCTTGTCCTGCCGGAAGTGAGACTTGCTGATGACCCACTCTTCGCCGTCACGAATTACAATGTCCTTGGCGTAGGCCGCGCGAACCTCTGCCTCCGACGACGTGTCCAGCGACTTGATGACGTCAGCCAGCTTGCGCTCCTGCGGCCCGGTCCACACCTCGCGCCGGAGGGTCGGGCTGACTTGGTCAATCTCGGAGGCGGGGATTTCAGCGTTGGTCTTCCAGTACCCGTCCGCCTTGTCCTTGGCCCACTTCTCGGACCGCCTGATCTTGACGAGGCGGCCCCGGTACACGCCCGGGCCGTCGGACGCCAGCATGCCGGGGAGATACCAGCTCGGATTGCTGTCGGACGCGACGGTGCCCTCAGACTTGGCCAAGTTCATGCGCCCATCCGACTGCATGTAGCCACGGGTGATGATGCTCTGGTAGTCCTCTTCGCTGATGGCGCGATACAGGAACTCAGGGGCCGGGTCCTCCGTGGCCAAGCGGGCTGGCATGCCCATGGCCTCGGCGATCTTGTCCATGTCATCGAGGCGCAGTTCCTTGCCGACCAGCTCGTCGGGGACCTTGGCCACCTTGGGCGGCTTGGAGATGAAGCCCATAGGCGGCTTCTCGTCTGCCAAGACCGGGGGCACGGGCTTCTTCCCACGGAAGACATCGAAGCCCTCATCAACCAGCTTCCGGTCAATCGTGGCAATCGGGACAATAGACTCCGGCTTCAGCAGAACTTCATTGCTCGCACCGAACGCGCGCTTGCCAGAGGTATCGAGCAGCGCCTCTCCCCGAACCAGATGGTACGACCGAGGGCCAGAACCCGACGGGGCCTGCGACCACCGGGTGTCGAACCCGAAGCCGTCCTCAATCCCGCGCAAGGGCAAAGCGCTAACGCCTCCCTCCACGTAAGACCTATCCACGGAGTGTCGGCTGCTGTAACCGGGCACCCGTTCCTTCTCAATGTCAGGAGTCCAGCGCAGGAACAGGTTGTTTGTGTCCTCGCCAGCAATCGCCCTCTGAACATCATCGAACGTCCGCAAGACCCCATCCGGTGGGACTGCGCTCACGGCGGCCGGTGCAGCCACGCTCGGGGGGACAGCCGGTGCAGCCACGCTCGGGGGGACAGCCGGTGGCGTCTTGTCGAATGCGCGCTTGACCGTGCCATTCACCTGAACCCCGGCCAGCCGGTCAATGATGTCCGGGTTGGACTTCAGCACCGCGAGAGCACCTGCCTCATCGCTCACTCCGTAATGCGTTCCCATCCAAGCAGCGGCGTCAGGAAGTGTCCCGACCTTCGCAGCGTTGGCAAGCTTCGACGCAATCGCCTGATCCGTGGCCGCTAGGGTCTTCAGGGCAGAGACGAATGGCGCAATGTCCAAAGTAGCTGGCGTGACAGGCACGACTGCCGGGGCAGCAGCAGCGACGGGAGCCGGGGCTCCAGCCTGCGCTGCGTCCCACGCGGCCTTGTCCGTGGCGTACTGAGTCTCGGCATCCTTGAACGCCTTCATGTCCCGCGCGTACTTGGCTTGCCGCAGATCGTCTTTGCGCAAAGACACATCGCCATACGACCGGATTTCCTTCAGCGCACCATTCTCCAGATCGAAGTTGGTGATGAGGGCTCCGTTGTCGAGGGCTTCCTTCGGAATTGCAATGATGCCGATGTCGTCGGGGGACACGCCCTTCAGGGACTCACCGAAGATTAGCGGGGTCTGCTTGCCGGTTGCCCCCTGACGCACATTGAAATAGTGGTTCTGCCAGTCGCCGACGGTCCACTTCTGCCCCACCGGATGCACGGTCCCGTCGGGGTTGAACACGGCCTCCTTCAGCCACCGCTCGCCCCACCCTTCGTCAATCGCTCGCCCCGTGAAGACATCGACCGGGTTCGGGGAGTGATAGGCAACGGCCACGAGGTGCATATCCGACATGAGCTGTTCAGCGACATCCTTGGAGATTGTCATGCTGACGATCTGGTCCGCAGAGTCACCGCCCAGACCCCCGGAGCCGCCAGCCTTCAAGACCTCGGAAGACCTGACAGCGGGGACATTGGTGGTGACGTGGTACACGGTGTCGGGGATGACGGGGTCGTCCCACGCGATCACGTCGTTGCCACGAACCGGGGCGCCACTCTGCTGCGTCGCGTCACCACGGTAAATCTTGCCATGACCCGGAGGAAGGGCATCCGCCTTGACGCCAACGAACGGCCGGTACGGGGGCTCGGCAGTCATGGTATGACGATCCAGAACGTCACGGACCGGACGCAGGGCGGGATCGTTCAGCTCGACCTCTTCAGCTCGCTTTGTGAGCGAACCACCGTCAAGCTGTCTTTTGAGTTCCTTGACCAGCGTCTCGACCTGCTCCTTGCCGCCAGTGGCATACCCAATGTTCCCCAAGCGCGGGTACTGAACAACGCGAGAGTTCCACTCGACCGTGGCAATTGAAATCTTCTCGGGGTTATCGGACTTCAGGATCGTCGTGATGTCATCAATGACCTGCTCAGCCACGACGTTATCGAGGGTGTTGGACGCCTCCAACACCAGCCTGCCAATGGGCAGATCGCCCGTGTAGGCCGCCACATTGATCTGGCCCTTGGCGGCCTCCAGCTCGACTTCTGTCGTCTTGTACGTGAGGTCGTGAAGGGCTGACTTCGTGTTGTGGCGCATCTTTGAGACTCGTTGAGTCCAATAGGCGATGTCATTCCCGAAGGTAGCGGCGAGACGACCGGCCAGATCAGCGTCATCAGCAGCGCTGAACGTGTTCTTCATCACGGACGTCATGTGTTCGACAAGGAAATCCTCTGCCTCGCGCGGAGCCAAGCGCATGAAGGGAGCGATGTACTCACCCACATCGGTCGAGACAGAGTCCTCGCCAAGCCCCTCCTCGTGCAGATTGCGTACCTCACGCTTGGCGATGAGCGTTTCGGACTGGTCCTTCACGCGAGAAGCGATGGCGCTATCAATTTCGTTCTCCTTGCCGAACTCGCGCGCGATTGCGCGGACATCGTTCAGCGACTCGGGGCTGTACACCCGTCGGTAGGAGGTAAGCGCAGACGCGTTGAGCATGTCGCTCGTTACGCGCTGGACCGTGCTCGGCTTGTAGACAGCGAAAGGATCGACCAGACCGCGCATGATGCGGAACGCCGGGCCGAGGGCCGGGTCTTTCTGAACAGCGGCAACGGTGATGGCAAGTTTGCTTCCCACGGAGTCTGCATCACGAGCAATAGTGACCAGCTCCTTCGCGTCCACCCGCGACGTGCTGCCCAGAACCTTTGCCGCCAACTTGCCACGACCGGTAGCGGCAACCGCCTTGAAGCCAGCCACCTCAGCGGCGCGAAGACCGGAAACACCGAACTTGGCAACTGACCCAGCCCCAATGGTTGCCCAAGTCAGCGGGTCTAGCACGACCGACCCGACAATCTGGCCAACTGGGTTACGCGTGATGCTCTGCCCACCGACGACAAGATAGTCCCGCGCATGGTCCCTTGACCACGCGCCCGACCTCCACATCTCAACGGCAGCCTTCTCAACTTCGCTGACTTCCAGACCGGCATCGTACCTAGCCGCCGTCTCATCCAGACGGGATCGTCCTCTCTTGCTCGCATCAACGACAGCGCGAGCCTCGGCCTCGGTGATCTTCCCGGCAGCAAGGTCAGTGAACGCTTTCTTCGCCTCATCGGTCAACCCGACGCTGTGTCTCGAACTGTCGTACCGGGCGAAGCCCGGATTGTCGAAGACCTGTTTCATCTCCTCGTACGTGTTCTGCGTTCTGCCCGGGTCGAACCAACCGGACTCGCCAAGGAACCTCGATGACGTATTGATGGTGAAGCCAAGGAACCCCTGAATAGCTTTGCTCAGCGCACCACCCACAGAGCCGACGCCCACTCGGCCCAAGACCAGCTCCGGGGTATGCCCAAGCGAACTCTCGTACGACTGGTCATCGAGGTACTTGATGACCTCGATATTGAAATCGGCCTTCAGGTTCCCACCATACAGAACATCGGCGTTGGCTGCCATGTTGACGAGCTTCCACTGTTCGTAGACCACCGGGTCTGCGGTCTTGGCCCATGCGCCCAGCTTGTCGAAGTTCTCGTCTGCCCCGCCGGGGAGCCAGCCAAGAGGAACCCGGGCAATCGCTTCGGCTCCAGCCTCAATGGGCTTGACGAGAGTTGTCGTGCCAAAGGTATGGATGGCGTCGCCACCCATCTTCAGCACGTCGCCAAGCAGGGGAACGCCCTTCAGCGGGGCACCCTCTCCAAACAGCGCACCGCCGAGAGCGTCGATGCCGCGCCCAATACGCTCGCTGGGGTCAAGGCTGTCAACGTCTGCCTGCGTTGCGGTCCACGGATTGCCGCCAGTCTGGTACCCCGTGGTCCCGGCCTGAACCCCACCCGCACCCGCCATGGGGATCGTCGGCAACATCGGATTGCTGGCGGACGTGGCCAAGCTACCCGGAGAGGACGGAGCCACCGGTACCGTGATGTCAGGGGCCAACGGCCCCGGAGAATTGGCTGGCCCAAGCTTGGAGTAGTCGATCATAGAAGCACCTTACCCCGCGCCGTGAGGTGGTTGCCATGGCCCGGTGGGTGGATTGACACTGGGGCTTGACGTCGGGGCAGGCGTGGGCGCAGGAAGGTTCGACGGGACCGGGGTAGTGGCCGTCGGGGTCGGGCTCGGACCCGGGGTCGGAGTAACGCTCGGGGCCGGGCTGCCCTGCGGCTGCTGGGCAGGCATCCCGAGACCCGGGAGAATGTTGCCCATGATGCCCTGCACCGTCTTGGCCGCATCGCCTAGCGGGCTCAGGTTGATGTTCTGGCTCTTGAGGTAGCTCGGCAGACCCGGCAGCCTCAGCTCGCCAGCCTTACCGAAGTTCACGCTAAGGCTGGAACTGTACGCGTTCTTGTTCACGTCAGAACCGGGGTACTGAAGGTCGGCGCGGAGCGCTGCATTCTGTGGGAAGCGACGCATGTCCTCCGTGATGGCGGAAGAACTTGCCGTAGTGACGTCCTTCCATGCAGCAGCAATTCGAAGATCGTACGGGTTGGTGGTGCCGTAGACCTCCATGGTCTGCTTCAGGAATGCCTGCTGGAATGCAGGATCGGACGCGAACTTGCTGACCTGATCCTGCGTCTGCGTATAGGAAGCGGCGATGACGGACGCCTGAAGCGGCGAGCTGAACGTAACGCCGGGGACATCCCCCGCCGACATGCGAGAAGAGCTGAACGCGGAGTTGGCCACATCGGCGCCAGCAATGGTAATAGGTGTGCTCTGTGTAGTTGTCACCTTTCCGGTCGCCGGGTCCAACGTGTTCTGCGACGGGGTCGCCGTGAATGTCCCGTTCTTGTACGTGACCTCGGTTGAGCCGATCAGCTTTCCCTTCGGGTCGTAGTCGTAGAGGGTAACAGACACGCCATCCGGAACTCGTCCGCTGGCAATCTGAGCCTGAAGCTGGGCCGCAAGACTCGTGCCCAACTGGGCGTCAACCAGCTTGGCCCGTTCGACGGGATCAGTTGCCGTCGTCTGGGGAGCGGAGACGTAAACATCGCCCTTGGTGTCGGTCTTGACCGTGGCGCCATCGACCAGCGGGGACACGAGCGACCAATGGGTCGCACCAACGGAGTCCTTGTACCCCCACATCTGGATGGCCCTTCCGCCGACATTGTAATTGATCTGGTACCCGGCGAGCTTCGGGTTGCCATTGGGGTCGTTCGGGTCCACGGAGTAGACAGCATGCGGAGCGACCATCGCCATGACCGCCTTGCCATCCGCGCCGGGAACCATGACGGCCTGAGAGCCCGGCTGAACGGAGCCAGCAGGAACCATGCCAAGGGGACCTTGCCCGGTCGGATCGAAGTTACCGTTCTTGTCCACGGGCGCATAGGACCATGCGGCCGGGTTAGCCTCCATGGCCATCTTCGTCTGCGCCCAAGCGCCGAGCTGCATTGTCATTGCCGGGTCAATCCCCTGACGTCCAAGCATCGAGGTGCCGAACGAGGGATTGTCGCCCGCGTCCTGCCCGATCAGGCGCTGGGCATCAGCCTCGATCATGGACTTGGAGCCAGCGTCGATGCCCGGGGTCTTCATCAGGTCGTTGAGCTGCGCACTGAACTGCGAGGCTGCGTTCTGCTTGTCCATCTGGGAGGCATTGGGGTCGTTCCAGACCTTCAGGAACGCGTTCTCAGCGTTGGTGTAGGTCTCAGCGATTGGCCACACCTTCACGTTCTGCCCCCATTGAGACATGACCGACATTCCCTGCGTAGCGTTCGCGTACGCGGAGACGTAACCGCCCTTCTGGGCGCGGTCGGCAATCAGGCTGTAGCCCTTTACCGCAGACTTCAGTTGCTGGTTGAAATAGCCCTCGGTGAGCTGCCCGTTCCAGCCCGGGTCGCCCTTCTTGATGGTATCGAGCAGGGCGCGGTACTGGTTCGGGTTCGTGTTGACGTCCTTGGTCAGCATCTCCAGCAGTTCGTCGCCATTGCCAGTAATCGACAGACCGGTCTTCTTCGACAAGTCATCAAGGGCCTTGGTCATGGCATCGCCAATTGCAATGTCGCTTGCGGTCGTCTTGTTCACGAACGCGTTGAACGCCTCCGTCTTCGCCTTCTCGCCTGCTGCCCGGGCCTTCGCCTTGGCGCTCTCGATGAGCTGCGCTGCGTCCTTCTGGAGAACGCGATAGAACTCACTGTTCTTCGGTACTTTGCGCGACCAGTTGATGAAAAACTGCGCGTACGCGGTATCGGACATCTTTCCCTGTACGTGAAGCAGGTCCGCCTTCGACTGCGCGACGGCGTATTCAAGCTGGAGGATGTTGTTCTTGGCCTCCTCGTAATTCGGGTCGCCCTCATCAAGACCCTTCTGGCGCTCACGCCAGTAGGCAAGGACCATGTCGTCGGTGGCCTTCTTCCCCTCGAACGTGCCCCCATTGCGCCACGCGTCCATGATGAGCGCATCGCGCTTGGCGACGTACTCACGGGCGAGCGCAATGATCTGCGCCGTAACGTTGGGGACGACCCGGGGCTGGAGGCCGAACGAGCCGCGACGGCTGCGGGCCATGACTACTTACGCCCGAGCTTCGTGGTGTTCATAATCCGGCCCTTCACCTGTCCACCTTGGATCATGGATTGGACCTGAGTAGGCATCGGGCCGGACTGGGACGAAGCGCCCTGCGGACCCTGAGCGAACGGGCTGTTCCCCGCGCCTTCGACTTGGGGCATCATCCCCTGATCGCCAGCGAGTTGAGAAGACAGCCCATTGTCGGGCGTCTGCATGCCGAGCGCATCCTGAAGCGCCGCAGCGCCGGATGCCTGCTGCCCTGACGCCTGATCGGCCGCTCCCTGCGGCATCTGTGCTGAGGCTGCATTGAGCGCAGTCATCAACTGGACCATCAGGTTCACGCGCTCCGGCCACAGGGTGGCGTCCGTGCTCTCGCGGCGGATGATGTTCTGCTCCTGCTCTGGATCGTCCACCCCGACGGCGTCCATGCCGCGAGCCTGCGACCAGAGCTTCCCGTCCACGAGGTTCCGGGCGCGGGTAGCGGTCTCCATTTCATCGCGCGGGCTGAGAGACGGGTCCTGAAGATCGAGCCGGGGCATGCCGTCAGAGATAACGCGCTTGATGAACTGGGCGCTCTCGCCCTTCATGTTGGCCCACACCTTGCAGACCAGCTCCCACGTCTTGCGGTCCCACTCGTAGAAGAGGAGACGACGCATTGCAATGCGGGACTCGTAGTTGGCCAGCAGCGCGTTGATGGCCTTCGAGCTGTTCAGGACCGCGCTCGGGGCAAGCCCCAGCAGCAGGTCATTGAGGCCGGAGATGATCGCCATTTCCCGGTCGATCCGACCAAGGAACTGCTCCAACTGGAACTCGGCAATGTACGGAGCGATGGACTCGAAGCGGTTGCCGGGGCCGGGGCTGACGGTCTGGTTCAGGATCGGCTTCACGTTGGCTGCGCCGCGCGCGGGAGCATTCTCGCCCGTGATCTGCCAGTAGTCGCCCGCAGTGGCCTTCTGGATCATCTGCGCGCCAGCGCTGATCCGGGTCATCTTCTCGCGGATCAACTGCTCCATATCGTGTAGCTCGGAACGGCCAGTGGGGACCCCCGGGATGAACGTGTTGAAGAGGGGGACGTACGGGATGTCGCCTTCGTAGTACGCGTACTTCTCGTTGCGCACGACCTCCGCGCCGACGATGATGCAGTTCCACGTCTCCATCTTGGCCGGATAGCCCTTCTTCCCCAGCTTGCCGGGCTTTCGGTACCAGTAGTCCCAGACCTCAACACGGGCAGGCCCCCAGTTCAGCTCTGGGTAGGGAAGGTCGGCCCCGACGGCGTCCAGTGCCCCGAGGACCCACGGAACGATGGTGCCATCGTTCAGCGTCTTGACTGAAGCCTGAACGCTGTACCGCTCCCTGACCGTATTCGGGTCCATGAGTGTTACTTGCGCGGCCCATTCAATCTCGGCGTAATTGTCATCCTTGAACCCCAAGTACAAGTTCCGGGGGTTGATGACGACATCAGCGCAAGGGTAGTTCTTCTCGACGTCTGGGTAGACAAACGAGGCCGTACGGCCGTAGAGACCCTTGATGGTGGCGGCCTTGTGGCGCTTCAACTGCCACTGCTCGTCCACCCTCCAGCTCTCACGCGTGCGCTCCAAAGCGTTCGCGTTGTCGCGAGCCTCCTCGCTGTCCTCGATGGCGACGATGTTCTCGATGGGCTCGACGGCCTGAAGTGCGGCCGGAACCTCAACGTAGACCTGCGGGCTGTTGATCGAGACGTGCGAACGCCCGTCAACCTTCAGGTTCGGGTCGCTAGGCCAGAGGTCGTACCCGAAGCCATCGACGTACGTGGTCGTGTAGAAGAGCGCGTCCATGCGTCGGCACTCGTCTGCGAACGCCTGATGCTCGTTCGAGATGCCGACAATCCGACTCTGAAGCTGGCGTTGGAGGGCCATCTCGGGCGTGTCGCCCATGACCAAGCCAAGTTCCAGCGTGAGGTCGCTGTACTTCTGCTCCACTAGACGTCACTCACGATGCCCCTAGTCTACTCGGGCGGGCGCAGCGATGCAACTGTCGTGTGCGACAAGTCCATGCCGGAGAACAGGCGTTCCTGTGCGGTCATCTCGCGGCTCTCTTCCCGGGCGCCAAACACCCATTCGCCGACCTGCTTGGCACCCGGAAGTGGCAACGACCGAGCCAGCTTGACGATGATGGCGAGACACATGACGAGGTCTTGCTCGATCTTGCGGTCGGCCAG